CTTCTGACTACCCAGCCAGGTCGCACCGGAAAACATCAGTCGTGCCTTGAACTCGCTGCTCGAGGATATTTGCTTCGGCGTAAAAGTGAATTTCTCCGGGGCGTTGTCGCTGGGCGTATCTACGCGGAAGTAGAACCAGGCCTCACTGGTCACCTCGTTCACCTGCTTGTACAGCGCCTCGAAGTTGCAATTAGTGATCAGCTTTAACGTACAGACAGACTCAAGCACTTTACGGCGGGCATCCCGCTCGCTCAGCAGCTGGTCGTCGTGGTCGTCACTGTTGAGGATCTGACGTTGTTCTTCCTCGAGCTTGGATAGGTCGAATCTCGCCCAGTACATCTTGCTTCCGAACTCCAGGCAGAATTCGGAGGTGGCATCTTCCCAGGTGTACATCAGCATGGCCTTTTCACGAGGTGAGGCAGCCAGCAGCAGGTCCCCCTCATGGCGTGCTACCTCGAGATCACGCTTGCGCCGCTGATCACGCTTCTCGCCTTCTTCAAACTGCCAACGCTGGTGGAGATCGTTCCAATCGACCTTGCGTCCGTCCCGTTGGGGAATCAGGGCGGCTGCGCATTTGAAGCCTAGCTCGCGCGATTGCCGGACCCAACGCTGCAGGTACTTGCGTGCAGTGGGCTCGTTGTCCAAGGCCCACACCAACCTGGGGAGATTGCCTTTGCGCAGTTCGACCAGCTCCTCAAGAGCGTGAGCGGGGTAGACATTACTGGACATGGCCGAGACAGCCGCGATGTTGTTCTGGCTCAGGCTGATGGCGTCGAAGATTCCCTCGACAATCCATATTTCTTCAACCGTGGCCAAGTCGACGGTGGGCGGGCACCACCAGAAACCTTGGGCGCTATATTTCGGTTTGAACCGAGCCTTCATCTTGCCGAAGCGGCACGGGCGATCGATCAGGCGTTCCCAATATCCACCGTTGGGTAGTGCGAAGCGCACAGTGGCACTGGCTTCGTTCAGGTCCTGGTTGAAGTAATTTTCCTGGGTGAACCAGCCACTCATCAGGCCAGTGTTCAAGCCGCGGGCAAACTCCAGATAAGCACGAGCGGTGGCTACAGGGTCGCTCTCCGTCGACGGAGCTCGCTTGCTCCAGTCTTCGAACAGATCCTCGTAGAGCTCCTTCACATGAGCAATGTGCCCGCAACGCTCCGGACGGCCGCAGCGGATTTGCCAAGGTTTGTCGTAGCGGGCGTACAGTTCCTTTTTGCCACATGCAGGGCACTCACCGCCTCGCATGTAGTCGGTACCGACGCGATGCTTCAGGTTGAAATCATGTTCCAACCGTTGAAGGACGCTTGCGCGGAGATCTTCTTTCATCATGGCTGCTACTTCGCTGCTTTAAGGCTGAGGGATAGGGCAGCCATCAGGCTTTTCTGGGCTGCCATTACCGGAGTTCTGTCGAGGATTGATTTGTGCCGTGCGATCTGAGGGACGTAGCGATATTCGTCTGCGTACCAGTGTTCGCTCAGGCTCACCTGGTACTGCGCACGTATGGCAGCCAGTAGCGCTTCGGCCTGGGCCGAAGGCATGTGGGTGGTAACAATCACGGCGTTTCCCATAGTGAAACCTCGGTATCAGGCAAAGCTCACCCAAACCCACAGGGTGTGGGGCTCAGGACATTGGAAAAAGGGTGTTAGGTCGCGGGGGTGATGCGTCTGCCGTGGCCGGCAGCAATCAAGTGTTCGTAGATCAGGTAGGCGGATACTGACCAGGTGCAACCACGAATGGGATCAGTGATCACGACGGTGTAGTCACTGCTCGCCTGCAGGTCGATCTGTTGGCGTGTGTTTATCGTCAGAAGGTCGCTGTAGGCGTGGTGCACCAGGTGCGTAGCAAGAGACTCTTTTACGTCGAGGCTCTCGACCAGATGATTGACTGTCCGGAAAAGAAACTGGCCCAGATCGCCCAGATGCTCGCCCTGATGACGCTCAAGGAAAGCTAGTGCTGCAGCGCGAATGGTGTCCTGGTAGTCCATATCCGTGGAAACGTTGTTCATTGAGCACCCCCTGACTTGTTGCGGTACAGATCGATGGCTGCCAGCACTTCGGCGTGGCGTGCTGCCATGTGCAGGTTGTGGGCATTGAGGATGTGTTCCGCTTCAATTTCGGAAATGCATCCATCCGCCAACGCCTTTGCAATTTCTTGGTCAACACACCCGCGCTTGGCCGCAACGTTTACTGACAGGGTATACATCTCGACATTATCCAGGCTCTCCGGATCTGCCACCGGAACGAACAAACCGCCGTACATTGCTGCAACGTAGTTTGGAAAATGCTGAGTGCCGGCTTCCTGTTCCAACTGGTAAAGCTGGGCGTCTGATAGCGGGCGGCTGCTGTTGTTTTCGTAGGCGTGGTTATCGAACTTTTTCAGCGCCAAACCTATGCGCGCTGCAGCGCATTCCCGTCCACCTGGGTAGCTACAGATAATGGCGCTGACAACTTCACGGCGAGTTTTTAGAACTGAACTTTTCATGTTCTGCTTTTCCCTGTGGCTCAGTGCCATTACTGTTCGATCACGCCGTTTTTGATACCTAGCAACACAGCGGCGCGATGTGCCTCCCCACGGCGACCTTTGATCCGACCGTTCAATAGGTCGCTGACTAAATTTTTGTTCAGTCCGTGCTTACGGCTGAATTCCGCAATGCTGATTCCTCTGTGATCCAGATCCGCACGGGCTTGCTCGGGCGTAACGGTGGCGGGCATAGTGTTCACTCTGTTGTGTTGTGTTCGTTTGTGTTTGTCTGTGGTGATTCTTGGTCAAAAAATTGATCAAGTCAATGGTGGTGAATAAAAAAATGCTCATTGCGGATCGAGTAGGGGAACGCCTTAGGGAAGAGCGCGAGCGCTTAGGGTTAAATCAAACAGAGTTTGGAGAGCTTCTTGGCGTCAGCAGGGGCACGCAAAAAAACTATGAGCAGGGAGCGAATTCGCTCGACCTTCGATATGTGGCAGCACTCGAAGAGCATGGTGTAGATGCAGCTTTCGTGTTGACGGGACGTCGATCGACGCCTCTCGGACAGATGTTTACTGCAGCTGAAGAAGAACTGATTAATCAGTACAGAAGCATTCCTCAGTTTGACCAAGAAGCGATTCGCCGCTTTCTGCAGGCCATGGCTGATGACGCTGCTCGTCATCGGGATTAACCTGTTACGAACCATGTGAGTCATTCGTCGTCCCCTCTTATCAAAGCTCATATCCGCCCCGATAACGTCGATTCAGCAATGCACTTTATGGAGTAGTAAGCATGTTGGATCGCACGAAAACTGAACCCATCAGCGTTGAAACCAATGAGTTCGAATGGGTGGATCTGTCCAAAATTGAACGTCGTCTGATCCGCCTGTACCGCCTGTTGAATGAGCAGGAGCAACTTCAACTCCGGCGGATGTCCCAGGTACTCGCCACTAATCCGAATGAGCCCGCCAGCAGCTGATTCCTGATCGCTGATAGCCCAGTCCATGTAACCGATCGCCGGCATAGTTGAGTCGGCGATTTGCACCTCACCCCACTGCCTGTGAACCCAACTGCTCAAACAGTTCCCGCTGCTTCGCGCTTGGCAAGCTCCTCAAACGATCAAGCAACATCCGTTCGTACGACTGCGCCGATGGGCTTAGCGTGTGTGAAAAAGTGAGGTGCGCTACCCATGTGTGCCCGCACATTGCATCCAGGCACTGGCAGTACAGCTTCGCAAAATCCGTCGATAGCTTTTCACTCGAAGCGATACGACCCTTGTGCCCGCATTTGCATGTAACTCGCATTGTGTCCCTCCCCAGGGCAGCCAATCGCCACCATATTGCCACAACCTGTAGTGGCAATCCCCTCAAACCGTACCGGATGCAGTGGTATCAACTGGTATTTTGGTTTCCCGCCAGGTGAATCGCCTGTCTTCCCGCAGCGAGTCGTTCAGTTGATTGAACAGCTGGCAGATCGGCCGAATCTCGTTGCTGGTGTACACCCGATCAATCTTCTCGATATCGCCAAAACCCGCGCTGTTTTCCGGGATGATGCCGGCCAACGCAGGGTTCATTCGCCAGGCCGCGATCACGTCGTTTCGCGTGATGTTCTTCACCTTCTCCAATTCGTCTTTGGCCTGAAAGTCACCGACCGGGATGATCTGAATCGCCTTCTCGGTGCCGCCCGGGATGTTCACGAACAACGATCGGAAGTTGCCCACACCTTTGCTGGCGCTGATCTGTTCGCGCAGCGACTCTTCATCGGCCTCGGTCAGGTTTGGGTCGTTGGTATAGAAGATGTATCCCGCGTGCGCTCCGTTGCTGTAGTAGCGCCGGCGGAACAACGTCGCGGCCTCGTTGAGTAGCAGTGCCTGCATGCCGCCCAAGTAGTCGGGCACGCCGTAGATGTTCTGCTCCACGTCGTAGTTCATGACGTGCTCGACTTCGTGTTCCTCGAACTCCACCTCTTTGCTGTCCTTCTGCAGCATCACAAACCCGCCTCCGACCTTTACCCGCATGTTGATCGTGGGCAGATGATCCATTTGCAGCACTTGGCCGAACGCGTTTCGGTTGCGACGAAAGTACGCCTCTCCAAACACCATGAAATCCAAACCGGCACGGCTCATCGTCTGAACCGAACAACCTGGTGAGGCGATGAACTCACGCAGCAGCAGGTTGCGCTTGAACCCCGGAATGGCGCCGTGGTGAGCGTTGGCGCGCAGCAGTTTCGCTAAGCCTTGGCGCGACACTGGTGGCGTGTACGTGCGGCCGTCGTGAGTGGCAAACACGCCAAGGTAGTGCCCGATGTTTTCGGTCAGGACCTGCTCCGGTGCACCGAATTGAAATGCTCGCATCGGACCGGTGGCCGGGTTTTGCTGCTGGGTTTTTGCTGGTTTGCCCATGGGTGCTTGATCCGCTGAATGTGTAGCGGCTGCGCCGCTGCTTATTGGTGTTGAGAGGTTCATGGGCCAGGGCATGCATGATCGCCCAGGCAATGTCCGCGTGGCCCGAGGCGTCGGTACGTGATGCGCTGTAGGTGACCTGGCCACCGCCAGTGGTACCGCGCTTGATCGTCAGGAAGGCCTGGGCGATGTCGTTCCAGCCTGCGTCCCACTCGATCCGGCTGCCCTGAATCGTGTCCTGAGCCTTGAGCACCAGAGTGTTTTTGGTCTCGAGGCTGTAGTGGATCGAGGTCGCACGCGGGTAGAAGTCGCGCACCAGGTCGAACACGCCGTAACCGATGCCGGTGGTATCGATACCGATGTGCTGGACGTTAAAGCGTTCGGTGAGTTTCTTGACCTGGTCCGCTTGGTACTTGAACGACTGTCCCCGCCAGCTGTACTTCTCCAGGATCCGGAACTTGCCGCCATCCTCGAGCGGCGGGGCGATGACCACGCAGCTGGCGTCGTCGCGGGTACGACTGGGGTCATAGCCGATCCACACCGGGCTGTTGCCAAATGGACGCGGGTCGTCCGGGTCGTAGTCGGTCCACAACGATAGGTCGGAGTAACAACGCTCCAGGTCGACCAAAGAAAACGCACTCTGCGTGCTGTCGATGAACTTGCACATGAACAGCTGCTGAAATTTGTCCTCGTCGTACTCCAGCTGCAGCTGCTCGAGGTCGAACAGATCACAGCCTCCGGCGATGGCGTCGAGGATGGTGATGACCTTGCGCCATTGCCCGTCAGGACACAGCGACCCAGCTGCAGCTTGGGCTTCGCTGGGCCACGGATCTTTGGCGTTTTTGCGTTTGCTGTTGCGGAATTTCTCACCGGTCCAGAAAGGGTACGCCTGGTGCGACACAGCGCTGGGCGTGGAGAAGTAGGTCTTGCGCCACTTTTTGTGAGTGGCCATCGCACTGGCGACGGTGTTGAGTTTTTCGAAGTCGCGAATCCAGAAGTACTCGTCCACGTAGACGTGGCCATGGTGGCCCTGGGCGGTGCTGCTGTTGGTGCTGAGAAAGCGCAGCTCGGCCCACGGCTTGCCGTCTTTGCTGAGCACAATCGGGTTGCCCGTAAGCTCCAGGCCAAACCATTCCTGGGCAAACGAGATGATATAGCTGCGGAAGATCTCGGACTGGGCGCGGCTGGCCGACAGGAATATCTGGTTATCGCCGGTCAGCACGGCGTCCATGAACGCTTCGCCGGCGAAGTAATAGGTCAGGCCCACCTGACGGCTTTTCAGGATGTTGCGGATTCGACTGGTCAGCGGGTTCTGTTTGGCTGCGAACAGCTCTTTCTGATAGCCGTACATCTTGCTGATGAACTTGTCGAGGAAGTCGACCTCCGTCAGGTCACCGACTTCGTTTTTCGCCTTCTTCTCGCGTTTCTTGCCGCCTTTCTCATTGCGATCGCCGCGGTCACGCCGCTCGCTGCGTTGCCCATTTTTGCGATGGCTATCGTCTGCCGGCGGATCTCCGAGCGGCGCCGTTGCGGGTTTAACTGACTGCTTGATCAGCCGATCACGGATGGTGGTCAGCCGGTCGAGTTCGTCCAGGTCGCCTTTGGTGAGCGAAGTGGCTTTGTCCAAAAGAAGAGTGATGCGCCGCCCGACAGCCGTCAGCGGTTCTTCATCCGACAGCATGTCGTCCCACTCACCCTGGCGGATCCAGTAGTAAATGATCCGGATGTTGGGCAGGGACAATTGCGCCTGAATTTCACGCGGCTTGCAGCGGCGTAAATAGAGGCGTTTGGCGGCTTCTTTAAGTTCGGGGGCGTATGGCATGTCCGCAGTCTATGCGGCGAAAACACTCGAAACGTGCGCTTAAAATCTGCGTTAAACCTCGAACGGTGAAATAGGACCAACGCAAAAGTGAACCGTTTGTTTGGTGCTGAGCCGGCCCCTATCTTGGCGGCTCAAATCACCGATTGAGCGCAGTTATCGCCCATGCCCCGTTCCCTTGTTTCGTACTGGAAACGTGTCGCCACCAGCGGCACCACTGCTGATGGTCGCGAGATCCTTCCCCAGGAACTGCGTGATATCGCTGAGACCTACAGCCTTGCTAAATACACGGCCGTGATCTGGTCTGAGCACGAGCGTTGGGCTGGATCCTACGGCACCGTTTTCGCGGTACGCCTGGTGGAAGAAGCCGAAGACCTAGCGACAGGCCAGGTCGCTTTGGAAGCCCAACTCAAGCCTAACGACAAGCTGCTCTGCCTCAATGACCAGGGCGAAAAGCTGTTCACCAGCATCGAGATCACCCCGAACTTCGCAAACAGCGGCAAAGCCTACTTGTCCGGCCTTGCCGTGACTGATTCGCCGGCGAGCCTGGGTACCCAGGAACTCTACTTTTCCCGCAAAACCGGCGAGCCCGTGCATTACGCCGCGTCTGTCCCTCTCGGCGAGCTGGGGGATGAGGAGCCCAAGGGCGAAATCGGCGTGTTGACCAACATGCTGACCCGCCTGTTCAAGCGCTTCGCTGTTGAAGAAACCCCAACCGAAAAGACCCCGATCCCCATCACCGAGAGCAAACCCCCAATGGATGAAGCTACAGCCAAGGCGCTGAAGGCCTTGATCGAACAACTTGGCCTCGTCGTCACCGGTCTCGCCGCTGTGATCGAACCGGCAACTGTTGAAGTCGTGGACCCAGTTGTGACTGAGGTAGACGACGTTGAAACAGCCGTCGACGCGATCGTTGCCCAGGCCGAAGCGGATCGTGAGTTCGCGAAAAACGCAGGCGACAGCAAGCGTCTTGATCGCATCGAAGCACTGCTGGCAAAAGCATTCAACACCACCACCGGTCTGCCTCTTCCGAAGACCACCGGTTCCTCTGACATCAAAAAGCGGGTGCTCTGACATGAGCCAGCAATCTCTATCCAATCGTGCCGCGCTGCAGTACACCGCTCTTTGTGTGGCCATCGCCGAGACCTATAACGTCGACGTGAGCCGCCAGTTCAACGTCGAGCCGAGCATTGCCCAGGAGCTGAACGACAAAATCACCGAGCGCGCCGACTTCCTCGAGCGCATCAACGTCGTGCCGGTGACGGAGATCAAGGGCGAAAAGGTCATGTTGGGGGTGACCGGTCCGGTGACCAGCCGCACCAACACCAAGACCACCGACCGTGAAGCCAAAGACGTTTCCGACCTGAACGGCTTGGGTTACGAGCTGTTCCACACGGAATCAGACGTCGGTCTGCCCTTTGCCAAGATCGACAGCTGGGCCAAGTTCCCAGACTTCGCCGATCGCTATTCGGCGGCGGTGCAGAAACAAATCGCTCTCGACCGCATCATGATCGGCTGGCATGGCGTTGCAGCTGCGCCCCAGACCAATCTGGCTACCAGCCCGATGCTGCAGGACGTGAACAAGGGTTGGCTGCAGATCGCCCGCGAGCAGATCCCGGAGCAGGTGCTCGAGGAGGGCGCAACCGCTGGGAAAATCACCCTCGGCACTGGCGGCGACTACGAAAACCTCGACGCCCTGGTGCACGACGTCAAGCAGATGGTCAGCTCGGTTTTCCGGGACGGTGGAGACCTGATCGCCATCGTCGGCAGCGATCTGCTGGCCGCTGACAAGGCCAAGCTGTATTCCAACCAGGCCGGCAAACCCACCGAGAAAGAACGCATCGAAAGTGCCCAGGTCATCGCGACCTATGGCGGTCTGCCGACGTTCACCGTGCCGCACTTCCCGGTCAACGCCGTGGTCGTCACCAGCTGGGACAACCTGTCGATCTACTTCCAGGACAGCAGCTGGCGTCGTCACTTGATCGAGAACCCGAAACGGTCTCGCGTCGAGGATTACAACGGTCGTAACGAAGGCTATGTGATCGAGCAGCTGGAAAAATTCGCAGCTGCTGAAAACGTGGAGCTCGTCTGATGAGCCTGGCACTGGCGCACAAGCGCCGCGTTCAAGCCGAAGGGCCAGCTGCTGCCCGTACCGGTGCCGAGGTGATGGTTTATTCCTCCGCCACTGCGCTCTCGAGTCCAGCCAACGGCAAGAAACACCTGAAGCTGATGGAAGACGCGCTGGCTCAGGACCTTGAGCGCATTGGCGCGATCAACAGCCGCGAACTGCGTCAGCAGCTCAAGCGTGACGAGCTGCTGCCCAAGTACCTGGACTACGTGCAGCGCTACCGCGATTCCGGATTGAGCTTCCCGAACTCGGTAGTGATGCAGGTCCTGGTCTGGCTGTTCGACACCGAGCAGTTCGAAGCGGGCCTGGACCTGGCGAACTTCGCCATGTCGCAAGACCAGCAACTGCCTGAGCGCTTCAAACGCGACGTGCCGACCTTCGTCGCAGACGCGGTGATCGACTGGGCCGAGGCTGAGTACAAGGCCAAGCGCAGCCCTGAACCGTACCTGTCCAACCTGCTGCCTTTGGTAGACGGCGAATGGAAGCTCTTTGAGCGCATTCCGGCTCGCTATCACAAGCAGATTGGGATCCTGGCGCTGGATCAACGGGAGTTTGCGAAAGCGATCACCCACTTCGAACGTGCGGATGCGCTGTACGAAGGCATCGGTGTGGGGACCCGCCTGGAAGGGGCTCGTAAAGCCCTGGCAAAAGAACTGGCTGAGAAAGCCGCCGAATAACCGACTACCCCCCCCGGCGAGAAACTGTGGATGTGAGCCAACCATTTATGGCCTGACCCACTGAAACAGTTTTCCCGCCCCTATTCGAGTGCCCAGCAATGAGCGGCTTTTCCGGGAAACCCACCACCTTTGTGGATCAGGCGATCGAGAACGACGGCTTCTGGCCGAACCTCTCCCTGGCCGAATTCCAGAAGGGGTACCGCCTGCCGGCGGAGTACCTGGTAGACATGCTGGCCACTGATCTGACCACGGCAATGATCGAGGTCAACAAGGATCTCGCCAAGCGCAAAGCAGCCTGGCAGTCCGTAGGCATCACCTCCGTGGAATCTGCAGACCCTACGGTGCTGCAGGAACGCACATTTCACGCAGCGACGTACAAGCGCGCCGTTTACTGCCGCGCCAAGGCCAGCTTGTTGACTCAGTTCGCCACCGTGACCCGCCGTGAAAGTGCCGAGAACATCGGCAAGGAATTGCCCGAGCGTGGTGAAGCCTTCCTGGAGTTCAGCCAGCAAGCCGTCCGCTCGCTGCAGGGCCGTGGCCGCATTACGGCGGCACTCCTGTGATCAAACTCAAAGCCCTCACCACTTACTTGATCGAGCGCCAGTTGGTGCTGCCAGAGCAGCTCGACAGCTGGACCGACCAGGTGAACTTGGAACTGGTCTGGAAGCCGGACCTGCAGGGCATGCACATGGGTGACATGAACTACACCGCGACCATCGTCCTGGAGCGCTTTGCAGATCACCCGGGCCGATTGATGGCCCTGGTAGGCAGCTGGCTGGAAACCAACGACGAAGATCGCGACGACCTGCCCGCCGTGCAGTTCGACATCACCATGCTCGATGACGACCTGGCCGACGTCGACATCAAGCTGGAATTCAGCGAACCCCAGTATCTGGCCGAAGATCCGGGCGGTGAAATTATCGCGTTCGGAAAGACCTGGTCATTTATCCCGTTCGATTTGTGGGTGGCTGAACGCGGCGAGGTGATCGGCGATGGCGCGTAGCACCTTTGAACTCGACGTTCGGGGCTATTTGGGTGTCCAGGAACAACTGGCCCTACTGAGCCTTCCTCCGCAACTGCGCCGGCGTCTGCTCAACAACGTCACCAAGCGCGTGCGCAGCATGAGCCGTCAGCGCATCCGCGAACAACGCAACGTCGACGGCAGCGCGTTCGCTCCGCGCAAAGGCTCGGCCAAGGGCAAAAAGAAGATGGAAGCGGGCCTCGGCAAGTTGCTGATGGTCACCCGCGTGAATGCCGACGAAGCCGAGCTGGGATGGCGCAACACGCTGACCCGCTGGGTTGCCTCCCAGCAACACAACGGCGTGTCCGAGCGCCGCACCGCTGCCCAGATGCGCAGATGGAACAAAGTCCCTGCAGGTCTGGCTGCGACGGAAAAACAGGCCAAGCGCCTGCGCCGTCTCGGTTTCAAGGTCCGCCAGGAAGGTAAGAAAAGCCTTACACGCCCAACTGTGGCGTGGATTCAAGAGCATGTGAACTACGCCAAGGCGGGTCTGCTGATTCGCATCCTGGACAACGAACAAACCGAATCCACTGGTGCGCAAAGCTGGGACATCATCCTGCCAAAACGCCAGTTCCTCGGCGCGGGCACCGAACGGGACACCAGCTTGCTGGTTAACCAGGTGCTGCAACAAATCCTCAACTCTCCCCGCTAGCGAGGCACTGCATGGCACTCGGTCAAGTCAGCGTTAACAACCTCAATCTCAGCCAAGGCGCTGTGACGGCGGTTGAACGCTATTTTCTTTTCATCGGCGCCGGCGCGAAAAACATCGGCTCGTTGATCCCTTTGAACACTGATAGCGATCTGGACGTTCAGCTGGGCATTCCGGCCAGCGACCTGAAAACCCAGATCACCGCCGCCCGCTTGAATGGTGGCGACCGCTGGGCTTGCCTGGCCGCGCCGATCGCTGCCGATGGCGACTGGAAACTGGCGCTTGATAAGGCCCAGCAGCAGGGCTACTCGGTCGAGGCTGTCGTCATCACCACCCCCGTGTTGGCCGGTGCAGAACTGACCGTGATGCACGACGAAGCCATCGAGCTGGCCAACACCTACAAGCGCAACGTCTTCGTGATGACCGCTTCCAAAGGCATTGATCCTGCGATGACCTGGGCTGCTTATCTGACCGCGCAAAAGGCAATCACCAAGGACGTGTTAGCACCACTTGTGCTCGTCGTGCCGCTGCTGCATGGCAACGACCTGGGCGTACTGGCTGGCCGGCTGGCCAACGCGGCAGTAAGTATCGCCGACAGCCCAATGCGTGTGGCCACTGGCGCGCTGCTGGGCTTGGGGCCGGTGCCTTCGGATTCCGAAGGCGTACCCCTGCAATCTGCGTTGCGTTCGGAGCTCGACAAAGCTCGGTTTTCTGTCAGTCAGACCTACCCGGACTACCCGGGCGTGTATTGGGGCGACGGCAACATGCTCGATGCACCGGCCAGCGACTTCCAGGTGGTTGAGTACGTGCGCATCGTGCACAAGGCCGCACGCCGGATCCGTCCTTTGCTGATCCGCCGCGTAGCCGATCGCCGCCTGAACAACACCCCCAACAGCATGGCCGTGAACATCAACGCCCTGATGGCGCCGCTGCGCGCTATGGCGAAGTCCACAACCTTCGCTAGCCAGGTGTTCCCGGGTGAGATCGAGCCACCTAAGGACGGCGACATTGTTCTGTCCTGGACGAGCAAAACCGCTGTCGAGGCCTACATCAAGATGCGCCCCCTCAACTGCCCGAAAGACCTGACCGCGAACATCGCGCTGGATCTTTCCACCGACGATACGGAGTAACCCCATGGCGGCAAAGATT